ATGGCGGCGTCGGGCCAGATGTCGGCTGGCCTTATCAGCTTGCGAACATCTTCAACAATGCTGGCATCAAGGCCGGTCACAACTCCGAATTCTCCGGCCTGTTCGGTAATCATGCTACCCGCATCGCGGTGGGCGCAGGGTGGGCTCCTGACTCCACGGCGACTACGGTCGGCGGTGACCCGCACAAAAACTCAACGACGACGAACCCGATTACCTTCACGCCTTCACTGCCAATATCGCATTGCCGCGTCTGGTTTAAAACAGAGCCAGGGGGCGGCGATATTAATGTCGCGGTAGCTGGCCTTACGCCGGTTCAGGTCTCCACAAATGCCGCGCTCGGCATCTCGTCGCTGACCTGGAACTCCGGCACCACGACTTTCGTCAACACCACTTGCACGACTACGCGCGTATCAGGTGGCCCCGTCACCGTCATCGGCTTTGAAGCCTGGGATAACGGCGGCGTTTCGATCATCAACACATCCTTGGGCGGTTCTGCGGTCGGTGCATGGTCGAGCCAAGCCACGGCGATTTCATGGCTGAATGGTGTTCTCGCCATCAATCCTGATTTGGTCATCATGGCTCCAGGCATCAACTCGATGCCTGCGGTATCGCTAGGCACCTATCAGACGCAAATTGAGACCATCGTCAATGCTTTGCAGGCGGCGGGCATAGAAGTCTTAATGCTTACGCCGGTTCCGCAGAACCCGACTGACGGCTCGCACAATAACTCCGTCGCTACGCAAGACGGTTATGTGAATGTGAACCGCTCTGTTGCGGCGGCAGCAAACATTCCGGTTGCGGATGTCTATGGCTACTTCAAGAGCTATGCTTGGTCGAGCGCGGCGGACTATGCCCGGTATGTCGATACATGGGTGCATCCGAACTACAACGGATACGCGGCCATCAGTGGCCTGGTCTATTCGTTCCTGACCGCGAACAGCATGGCTGGCAACAGCCAAGACCAGAACATGAACCCCGCAAGCGTGAACGTGCTGACGGACTACAAAATCCGTGGTGGCATCAACCTTGGGCGCGGTGCGACCAATACAGTGACTGTCGGTGTGACCGGCGCAACGAATAGCACCTCAACTGCTTCGACCTACATCGGTGATTTGGCAGGCAACCTTGCCTCATCCGGCCAGAACATGACGGCGGTCGGCAAAGGGGCACTGTCCACTGGTTCGCTGGCAGGCAAGCTGAACAATACCGCCATCGGCTTTGAGAACCTGAAAGCTTGCACCGGAAGCAATAACACTGCACTCGGCTTACAGGCTGGCCTTTTGGTCACCAGCGGAACGGACAACACCATTCTTGGATACAAGGTGGGCAGCACCGTGCTGACGACTGGTTCGCGCAATCTGCTTGTCGGCACAAGCAATGCGATTACGACACCAGCGCTCGGCACAAATGACTGGCTCTCGATTGATGATGTCATCGTCGGGAGCAAGACGGCACCAACAGCTGGCACATGCGGCACCGGCCCCACATTGGCCACGGGCACCAGCGACATTCGCGGCACGGTGACCACCGGCACGGGTGCCACGGCTTGCACGCTGACCTTTGCCACAGCGAAGGCCAACGCACCTACCTGCATTGTTAGCGCCCGAAGCGGCACGCCGCCGGTCTATACGACCAGCACGGCTGCGCTCACGCTTTCGACTGCTGCGGCCAGCGCGACCTACGATTACTTCTGTTCTGGAAAATAACTTGGAAGGTGGGTGAGTGTAATGGCTAAAGGTGGGAAAAGGGCGGCGGCAAGAAGTGCTAAAGCCATAAACAAGTTGATGGGGCGGTTCGGCCTGTGTATCATAGCACAGCACCGCCCCATTGATTTGAAAGGGTACCTCCGATGGCTATTGATGCAGCAACAGATGCCCGTATCTCACGGGTAGAACAAGACGCTAAGGAGGCGCGCAAGATGGCGGCGGAAGCAAAGTCTTTGATCGACGGTCACGAAAAGCTTTGTGCGGAACGTTTTGGGCGTATCGACCGAACCCTAGGCCGAGTTCTAGGATGGGCGGTCGCCGGAGCCGGTACCACGATTGGTATGCTGATCGCCGCTGTGGCCACATTGCTATGGTACAATATCACTCATCGTTAAAGTATTTGACAGCTTCAAGGCTGTAGTATATCCATAGTGTTAGCCGTTCGCTCGGCTACCATAATAGGGCCGTCTTGTACGAACACCCCTTTGTCTCAAGAAGTTGAGCGTCGGCGCGGAAACAACGTGCTAAACAAAGGGGATACATCATGGCAGAAACTCTTGCCTCCTATACCGTACCGGAACATCACGTCAACATGTACACCGCAAACGTACAGGCGGCGTTGACCAAGCAGGGGGGTTTGCTCCGCCCGTACTTGACCCGCGCCAATTACGTCGGCGAAAAGTGCCAAGTCGTGAATTTCATCGGTTCGGTCGAATTCACCGAGCGTAACTCACCATACGGCGATACCAAGCTTACTGAGCTGGAACATACTCAGAAGTGGATCACCGGGCGCGAATACGACGCTGCGGTGCTCGTTGATCGTCTCGATACCTTGCAGATGATCTACGACCCAACCTCGCCTTACGTCGAAGCTTTCCGGGCGGCTGCGGCGCGCAAGGAAGACGAAATCATCATGTCGAAATTCTATGCTGATGTGAAAGTCGGTAAGGACGGCACGGGCACTTCGGTCTTCCCAGCGGGTAACGTCGTCGCACACGGCGGCACCGGCTTGAACGTGGCCAAGCTGCGCGCTCTGCGTAAGCTGGTCAAGAAGCGCCATAACGACCTCCGCTCTCTCCGCCCCTACATCGCCGTTACGGCTGATGAAGTGGACGATCTGCTGCAAGAGGTCGCCGTTGGCTCGAACGACTACAACGCGGTGAAGCCGCTGGTGGACGGCGAAGTGTCGGCCTTCATGGGCTTCACCTTCGTCCCGTTTGAAGACAACGGTACGGTCACTCTGACGAGCGGTAACGGTATCCCGTTCGACGGCGTTGGCCTCGTCCGGTACTGCCCTGTGTGGGTTCCGGTCGGTATGCACTACGGTACGTGGCAGGATTTGGTTATCACTATCAGCAACCGTGCTGATAAGAATAACATCAAGCAAATCCATGGTACGTTTACTGTTGGTGCCACCCGTCTGGAAGAGAACCGGGTGTTCCAGTGCCAAGTTAAACGTTAAGATTGAGGGGCTTCGGCCCCTCTTTCTGACCGCGTGACAACACTTTAAGAGAGGAAACGAAAATGGCAGTTCTACAGTTGGCGGCGCTCGAAGCCGCAGATGGCTACCGGGGTTCTCAGTTCGAGGCTCACGCCAAACTTCGTGTCATGCCCTTCACCTTCCCCGCTATCACGGCGGCGGGTGACATCGGCACCACGATTGACCTGGGCATTTTGCCTCCGGGTCGTGTTCGGGTTTACCCGTCTTTGTCGAAGCTGAAAGCTTCAGCCTTCGGCGCTGCGCGTACCCTGGAAATTGGCCACACGGCTTACCAGAAGCGTGACAGTGCAGTTGAGACGTTTGAACCAGCGGATGACAACGCTTTCACCGCAACGGCGCTGGACGTGTCGGCAGCTACCAATGACCTCAAGCTTGATGCTTCGCAGCTTTCCTTCGACTTGTACTCGAAGAAGGGTGTCGCGGTTCAAGCCGTGGTCAAGGGTGGCACGATCCCGATTGGCGCGACCGCCGAAGGGTACTTGGTTTACTCCTACGAATAATCTTCCTCGTGGGGTAAGGAGAGGGCGCTATGCTGACAGATGTACTGATCATCAATCTTGGCCTGTCAAAAATAGCGTCCTCTCGAATTTCACGCATCTCGCCTCCCGGTACGCAACTCGAAGCGTACATGAACGTGAACTATCAGTCCTGGAAGCGCCAGGAGTTATCCCGCCGCCGCTGGGTATTTGCTACTGAGGATGACTATTTGCTAACAGTATCGGAAGTAGTCGCCGGTATCGAACAGCCGTACAAATACAATATTCCTGTGGATTGTTTGCGCCCCATACGTGACAAGCGTACTGAGTGGAAGCAACGGGGGAAGCACATCTTCTCCGCTTACGATACGCTCCGCATCAACTATATCCGCAATGCCAGTGAGGATGAGTTTGACCCGCTCTTTGAAGAGGTCTTGGCCTGTAAGATTGCCAAGGAAAGCGCGGAGTATGTCACACAATCCAACAGCAAGCGCCAACTTGCCGAGTCGGCGTATGATGCTGCCGTGGCCGACGCGGCCAAGAATAACGCTTTCGTGATAGGGCCTGAGGACATCCAGGAAGATGATAGCGTCTTCTCGTGGGTGAGCAGCCGTTATGGTTAAAGCATCTCCTATGGTGCGGAGTTTCAACGGGGGTGAAGTATCCCCGTTGATGGATGGCCGAACCGACCTTGAACGGTACCCCGCTTCCTCTCGAACGATGCTCAATTTTGTAGCAGCACCGCAGGGGCCAGCTATTGCGCGATCCGGTACATCGTTTATAGGTAAAGCGTATGACCGTACAAAAGAAAGTACGATTATACCCTTTATCTTTTCCGATACTGATTTCTATATGCTTGAGTTTACGGAAACACGTCTTCGTTTCTTTACAGAAAACGGTATCCTTACTTATGCTCCGGTAGCCGCTACCGTCACAAGTGTAACGCCGTTTAAGATCGACTCCGCGACTTTGGGCGCGAATGTGGGGGACGAAGTAGCCCTGGACGGGTTTCCCTTTGAATATAATTTGAATGGGGTTGTCGCAAAGATAACCAATAAAGTTGGCACGGTTTATACGCTAGGCGCGGCGCATCCGGCTTTGCCTATCGTTGCTGGCGTTACAGCTGCGCGCGTCTATCATGTGGTGTCGCCTTACACCTCTTTGCAGACCCAGGACGTTCAAGGTGAGCAATCACTTGACGTGGTGTATTTGTTCCATCCAACAATCAATACGTATAAGCTAAAACGTAATGATACATATAACTGGGTGTTTGAAGTTGTCGATTGGTACGACGGCCCCTACCTCCCGCCTAACGAGACAAGTACCTCCTTGTCAGTGAGCGCTACAGGGAAAGCCACACCTAATATGGTAGCGGACGTAATGGCCGGTATAGCTGTTGCATCCGCTAGTAGCGCTTCCCCTGGCCACAATGCTTATATGGCTTTTGATGACCCGACGCTACAAACGTGGTGGGAGCCTACAACGGATCAGCAGGGTTATATTACAGTAGAAGTAGCAGCTTTTTTCACGTGCGACGGATACAGTATTATCATACCTCCTAATGATATAGACCCTTCATACACCGCGAAGGATTATGCTCCTTCTACATTTAATTTGCTTGGCAGTAATGACGGAGTATCGTTTGCTGTTATCGACTCGCAAAACAACTACGTACTGTACGACGATAATAAGTCCGTATTCTTTAAGTTAGCAAACTCTGTTGCGTATCGTTACTACCGTTTGCAAATTTTTGCCCTTACACGTAACGGCCCCATTAGACCCCGCGTGAAAGCGCTGGTGCTCCGCAGCACGGCCTCTGTGTCCATGACTGTGACGGCCAGTTCCGCAACCGGCATCAACAATAACCAAGGCTTCCTAGCCACCGATGTTGGTCGCGCCATTCGTATGAAAGCGTCGGATGGAAGCTGGCGATACTTGAAGATTACGGCGCGGGCGGATGCCACGCATGTCACTGCGTCTTTGAAAGGGGAACCTTTCCCTAACCTTTATGCCTGCAAAGAGTGGCGGCTTGGCGCTTGGTCTAACACGACCGGGTTTCCTAACACGGGGTCTTTTCACCAAGACCGTTTGTGGGCGGGTGGCAGTTCGGCCAATCCCGATTTCTTAGCTGGGTCAACGGTAGGCGACTATGAGAACATGTCACCTACAGCGGACGACGGCACAGTGCTCGATACAAACGCTATAGCCGTGCGCTTAAACGCTCGCCGGTTGTCGAGGATTAAGTGGCTGCGTGGGGTTAAAGAAGGGCTCCTGGCCGGTACAGGATCGCAAGAGTTTATTCTTCGGATGCCGTCAGGTTCGGATAAGAACCTCACCCCCAACGGCTCTTTGCGCGCCGACCCGATCAGCGCGCGAGGAAGTTCTGACACACCTCCTGTGGGCGTGGATAATCAAATCTTATTCGTTCATAGGGCGGGGCGTACCCTACGAGAACTCGCCTACTCTTATGACATTGACAATTATAAGTCTCCGTCTATGTCGCTATTGTCTGGTCATATCGGAGTCAGTCCATTTAAGTATCTGGCGTATGCCGCAGAACCTTTCAGTATTGTATGGGTTCTGCGCGAGGATGGAGCATTAGCTGGCCTTACTTATAACCGTGATGAGAATACGGTGGGGTGGCATCGTCATAATCTGTCAGACGGTATCATCGAGAGTATTGCTGTTTTACCGTCTGTTGATACCAAACAAGATGTTCTGTGGCTTGTCGTTCGGCGTAACGTAAACGGTACGGACGAACGGTATATCGAGAAACTTAATAAGTTTTGGGACTTCGGATTAGACATATCGGACGCTTTCTTTGTGGATTGTGGGCTGCGCTACGAAGGCGCTCCGATACAAGATGTCTATGGGCTATCGCACCTCGAAGGTGAGACGATCTACGGATTGGCCGACGCTACTCCCGTGGGGCCTTTTGTCGTCACAGACGGTAAGATATCACTGCCGGAAGCGGCCAGCATAATTGTGCTCGGCCTGGGCTTCGACGCCGAAGGCGAGACAATGCGCTTGGAAAACGGTGCGGCTGACGGTACCGCCGTAGGTAAAGTGTCACGTATGCAAAACCTATCGCTTAAAGTATGGGACTCATATGGGGGCGAGATCGGCACTTGGAACGAGGACGCCAACCGAATTGAATACAATAAGATCGAATATCCAGGGTCTGACCTATCAATGGTAGAGACAATCACGTTGTTTACAGGTATCATCGGCCCCATCACCCCGGCACCGGGCTATGATAAAAGGGGTTCGGTATTCTGCCGCCGTTCGCGCGCCAGCACTTTACCCTTCAATATCGTGGCCTACATGCCGCAGATGGACACGCAAGACCGAGGATAACGTGGCAGAAATTACCTACACCCCTTGCCGCCAAGAGCATTTTGCTTTGATTGCTCCGCGTGAGGGGCAGGAGAAAGTTATTGTACAATTTCTAAGCGATGCTTTTGCCCCCATATTGGCCAGCAGCGTGGCTATATCTTGCTGGGAAAATCACCGCTGCCTAGGTGCAGCCGGTATCATTGACTTAACCCCCACGCGGGCATACGCTTGGAGCCTATTATCCGCACATTCGGGGCCGCATATGCTTATCATCACGCGGAAGGTTATCCAAGTACTCGATACCTACAAGCATAAACGTGTCGAGATGAATGTGAATTGTGACTTTGAAGCGGGACATCAATGGGCGCGGCTGCTTGGTTTCAAACAAGAAGCCGAACGTATGCGTAAGTGTGGCTACTTTGGCGAAGACCAAGCCTTATACGCGAGGGTATTCTAATGGCTGATCCGATATCTTGGAGCACTATCGCGCTTACAACTTTAACAGCGGTGTCCACAGGGCTGGGTGTCGTTGGGGCCATTCAGCAGGGTAATGCTGCGAGTGCTGCTGCGGACGCCGAGGCGCGTAACGCCGAGCGTAACCGAATCTTGGCCGACCAAGACAGGCAGCAAGCTATCCGCACAGCAGAGATCGAGGCCGCAGATAAGCGCCGTGAGGATTTGCGGCATATGGCGTCTCTGCGCGCGGCCTACGGTGCGTCCGGTTTAGAAATCGCCGGTAGTCCTCTTGATACTCTGGCTGATACATCGAGTGAGATGGCCTTAGACGAGCGGCGCGTTAGCTACGAAGGCCAAGTCCGGGGCCGAGAAGGGGCTGTGAGGATGATCGGTTTCAGTGAGCAGGCAAGCGCCGCGCGTATGCGATCTTCGTCGTCTATGACGGCGGGGTACCTTAGCGCCGGATCGAGTTTAATTGGCGGTGTTGTCAGCGGGATCGACCGTTACAATAAGATAAAGTAGGTGGATTATGCCTCGTTTGCCATACATCTCTCAAGTATCCGCCCGCACAGGTAGGTCTGACACACCTTCACTGTCTAACCCCTTTGACGCGAGCGCGATGGGGGCGGATGTTGGGCGCGCTTTACAGGGCTTGGGTGATGCCGTTGGCCAGGGCGCAGATGTATTGGCGAATGAAATTGCGCGCCAGCATAAAGAAGAAGCCGCGAACGCTGTAGCTGGTTTTGATTTCACACCTACTAAGCTTGACTTGCAGACCAAGGCGGCTGCTGACGGGCAGGGGTACCGTCAAAACGTATTAAATAGCTTCGATCAAGCAGTAGATAGCCATGCAAGTACTTTGGGGAGCAGCACTGCTGCTAAACAGTTCAAAGAAGCTATGCGGTCACAGCGCTTACAGTTGTCCGAGGAAAGCGCTAAATGGGAATTTGCTACAAGAGAGAAGTATAATAAAGACCAAGCGGATTACGGCCTCAATACAATACAAAATAAAGTGGCTACAGACCCTTCTGCTTACGATATGGGCGTACAGCAGATGCAGGATGTCATTGACGCACGGCCTGGTCTGACCCAGCTACAGCGCACCGCGATGAAACAGGAAGGCGCTTATGATTTGTCGCGTCGTCGGTTTGAAGGGCTATTGCAGAACGCCAAAACCCCAACCGAACTTTCCGCCATCGAGGCGGAATTAAAGTCCCCGGCATGGGCCGACAAGATGAAGCCGGAGGATTACTACCGGACGCAAGAGCGGGTGGACAGCGCCAAGAAGACTTTAATGGGGCAAGCCAAGTCCCTGGCCGAAGCGGAAGTGTCATCGCTAAAAGAGATGGGACGCAGCACAACGATTATCGCTGCGTCTGATTTGAACCGCGCTCGCGCGGCAGTACGCGCCAGCGGCGACTTTAAGTTGATGTCCGAGATGGCGCGGCTTGACCGCAGCGAGGGGATCAAAAGCGAGATCGTGAAGCTGCCCGTGGCCGAGCAGATGCGTAAAGCCGAGAGCGCGGCGCTGGCTGCAAAAGAGGGGCGCGGCGCGGCTGTGCTCGATGTGCCAGCCGATCTTGCTAAAACGATCACGAATGTATCGCAAGGCTCCGGCGTTAGCGCGGGCTTTATCGCGGCTCTCGTCAAGCGTGAGTATGGCGCAAAGCTAAATGGGCCTAACCCGGACTATGGCGCACCAACCAGCATTGTAGGCCCCGACGGAAAGCCGACATCAAGCGCCGTGGGGGTAGGCCAATTCACGAATACTACATTCCTCAACCTAATGCGCGACCCGAACGTAGCGGCCACAATCGGCGTCAATACATCCGCGCTTACCGACGCGCAGCTACTTGACCTACGTAAAAACCCGGAGGTGTCGGTTGCTGCAATCGCGGCGCTCGCGGTGCAAAATCAGAAGGCTATGCAACAGTTCCTTGGCCGTCCAGTTGACGATGCCGAAACGTATATGGCGCACTTCTTGGGCGCGAGCGGCGCAGTGTCTTTGATTAAGGCATATCAGCAAACACCTGACGTACCCGCAGCTTCCATCTTACCAGACGCAGCCGATGCAAATAAGCCGGTATTCTACAGCAATGGTAAAGCGCTATCAGTTGGCGATGTGTACAACAATATCGCTAAGGACTTTACAGCTACGCCAGCTAAGGTAGCTTTCGAGGATCAAGATACGTACAAACGTATTATTGACGCTACGGAGAAAGCGATCAAAGAAGACCCGATGTCTCATGCTCAATCCGTCGGCCTGATGAGCCTGCCGTCTTTGCAAGACGAAGGTGGCTTTCAGGCGATGGGGCGCGCTGCTACGCAAGTCGCGGACTACTACAACATCCCGCGCGATAAGATGAAGCCGTTCAAACAGGCCGATGCGGATATCATCAATAAGAAGCTTGAAGACGGTAACTCCGATCAGGCTCTACAAATCATGGCCAGTGTAGCGCAGATGGGTGCTGCGGCTCCCGCCGCCATCCGTCAGCTAGGGGAGAAAGACCCGCTGTACGGTTATGCTGGTGCGCTCTATTTGCAGACGGGGCCCAGCGTAGCAGGCGACATTATCCGGGGGCATAAGTTGCTCAAGGAGAACCCGAAGTTGCTAGAAACTGCGGGCTTCAAATCCGAAACGGTTATAGCGAATTTTGCGGCGCACACTGAGGGGGCGCTTAACGGTATTGAGCCTTCTATGCAAAAGCAGATATATGAAGCTGCCCTGGCCTACACGGCGTATCAGGCTGGCAAAGGCTCGGCGTCGCCCAAGTACGACAGCGAAGCCCTCAATGCCGCCGTCGATAAAGTCATCGGCCCCATAGGCAGGGTCAACGGAGTGAGAACCCTGATACCCCTTGGCCTGGACGAAGCGACCGTGGGCAATGCCGTATCAAATATGAAGATAAGGGATTGGGCGCACATTGCGGATAGTGCGATGCCGCCGCGCCATCGTGACGGTAGTTTGGCGAACGATAGCGAACTAGCGGACGAAGCGGTATTACAGGCCATTGGCGCTAACCGATATGTTGTGATGGACGCTTCCGGTAGCCCGCTGACGACGGGGCGCAAAGATGCGTCAGGCCGACTGGAAAATTTTACGGTTACTCTTGAGCCTGATACCATCAAAAGAATATCAAGTAGGGGGCCGTCTCACCTCCGCTTTTCGGAGCGTTTTGGGGACTCGAAATATTACCCCATAGGTGGACAATGAGTTTTTTTGATGAAGCCAACCAAGACAAATTGTACAGCCCGCCGGAAGAAGTATCGGCGGGGCCGCGTTTAGGTTTTCTTGAAAACTTTGATGTGGCGTACAACGCGGAAGCGAAGGCCGCGTCTCAGTTCGGTATTGAGAAAGCTATGGCCGATACTTTTGACGAGCAGCGCCAAGCGCTACGCAAAGTGGGTGTTGAAGGTGTTGATGCTGGCGTACTTACAAACGGCATGGACATTATGGCTTTCTACGACGGTAGTGGGCCTGAGCCTAAAATGCGTAGCCTCGTTAACGGGGAGACGCAATCTTTTCGCCTTAGTCAGTACGACGAGCGCATCGCCGCGCTTAAGGAAAAATACCCATCGCTCAATCTGCGAACCACCCGCGAAGTCTCGGACTATGTAAAATCCCAAGCGGTAGAAGCTGAGCGTCGCGCCAAAGAAGCCAGGACGACTTTTATGGGCGGGGTCGGTGGTTTTATAGGAGCGTCTGCCGCTGGCCTTGACCCCCGCCTTAACCCTCTCAATACCGCGACTATGGGGCTGGGGGCTGTTGGCAAAACAATAGCGGCGCGTATCGCCGCGCAGGCGGGGCTACAGGGAGTGACCGAAACGATTAACCAGCTCACTGGCGTACAGCGCGAGAGAGAACTCTTGGGGCTATCACACGGCTTCGGGGATGCAGCTATGCGCGTCGGCGCTGCTGCTGCGGGTGGGGCGCTGGCGCAGGGTGTAGGCGAAGCTTTTGTCTTTGGCACAAAGCGCTGGTTCTCCCACGCACCAAACGACCCCGCTCCGCCGGTTCCGCCTGAGTTGATGCCCGGAGCGACCCCAGCGCCACGCGCCGCCATCGCTTTGACGCAAGAGCAGGAAGCACTTTTTAACAAAGCCTTTGCCGAAGCGCACGGCCCCTCCCGTGCGGGAGAACTACGCGGCGTCATCGACACCGAGCATGTGCGCGCGGAACTCGATAGATGGGATGGTGAAGCACCTGTCAATATCAAACCGCCCGATGCCGAGATGGCGACCCGGTTCCCGCGCGACGTAGGCCCCGGCTTCGATGTGGCCAGCCCCGAAACGCGCGCCGTCTTTGGCCAATCCACGCTTGAAGATATGGCACGTGCTGCTGACCCCAAAGTGTTTGACATCGTGGATAAAATCACGGTGAAGCAGCAAGAGTTGCGCGCGCAGCTTGATGCTGCGAAACCTACGGAGGCACAAGCCCACGCCGCTGTACAGGACTTGACGGCGCGTATCGAGGATTTGACGGACAAGGTGAAGAATAAGCGCTTTACCGCCGCCGAGCGTGAAGCTGCTGGGGGCCGCGCCGAAGCGAAAGCGCAAGCCCAAGCGCAGATCGCAGCGATGACTGCCGAGCGCGACACTAAGCTACAATCTCTTATGAACTCCGATACTCCTGAGATGGCGGCATTGCGTCAGCAAATCGTCAAGAACGATGAAAGGCTGCGCGACCACGCACCCGTATTATCACGCGCGTATGCCCGCGCCCAGGGTAAGTGGGATATGGCGCAAGAGTACAAAGACCTTGTACGCCGTAGTGTAACGAAAGGCACAGGCGACTATTTTCCAGACGACGCGGTAAAGCAGATCGGTAGCTATGAAGACGCTTTGGCTGCGTCGGCCCCCACGACTTTGACTCTTGAAGACAAAGCGCCCTTGATGCGCCGTGCCAATGAAGTCGCCGGTTCGATGCGCGAGAACGCAGATGCCGTCGATGTGATGCGCGCCATCGTGGCCAAGGATAGCGAAGCCTTTGATCAGTCATTGCAGTCTTTCCGCGACGGGCTACAGCGTATGTTGAAGGATGAGACAGGAAGTGTTACAATCAATGGTACGGACTACAAGATCAATATGGACGAGAAGATACACGTGTCGGTAGAAGATGGTACGGGTACGCGAGAGATGACAGTACGTCAATTCTTGGAAGACTCGTTGGATAATGAAGTTGACCTTAAGGCGGTACAGACATGCTCACTGTAGTATCATTCGCGGACTGTATCCGAGAGAATTTGAAAGACCGCCGCTATGGCAAAGAGAGGGCGGACGCGATCATCGCTGACTTCAAGGCGCGCGCCGAAGCACACATGTCGGACGGCAAGACTGAGGTGGACGCAGCCACCCTGGCGATGCGCGATACCTTCGAGAACATGTCGAACCTTGCCGCTGAGAAAGCCAAGCGCACGGCGAAGATGCTGGCGTTGCAAGCTGAAAACCGCTCCCTAATTGAAGAGGCTATGAAGATCGACGTGGTGCCTTTCACGTTGAAGGATATATTCGGTAAGCAAGTAGGCCCGCGCGGTAGCAGAGGCGTCGCATTGGCCAGGGCTGCTATATCAAGAGTAGAAAAAGACCAGCGTTTTACAGGTCTTGCTTACCATACAAAGAAGGACATTTACCGGGGCCAGCTAGGCGCGGCTATGGACGACGTGTTCGATAAATTAAATAAGGGTGCTTTTGGTCGCCAGAAGGGGAAAGCCCACCAACCTAATATAGTAAAAGAAGTATTTGGAGAGCATACGGGCGACCAGATAGCAAAGGACTTTGCAGATGGTTGGTTAAGAGTATCCGACCTTGCTGTTGACTTGTTCAATCAGGCTGGGGGTTCGATGCGTCGTTTAGCGCGCTACCTACCGCAGAAGCAGAACGCGGCAAAACTCGTGAAAGCGGGCAAGGAAAATTGGAGTTCTGCGATGTTGGATGCCCTAGATTGGGGTAAGACGCGCTGGCCTGACGGTAGCACCATCAACCCGGAAGACCGTCTGAAACTGCTTGGGAACATATACGATACGCTTACTACTGACGGGGCTACTAAGATTGACGATAAAGCTTTCAGGGGTAGGGGTGTAGCCGTTGGCAATATGCTAGACCAGAACAGGTTTATGCACATCAAGAATGCGGATAGCTGGCTTAAGGTACACGAGCAGTTTGGTGACGGCGAAGTATTCGACGTACTCATGGGCCACGTTGACGGTATGGCGCATAAGACCGCCTTGGTGGATGTATTCGGCCCCAACCCTTCCGCGACCGTAGCGAACCTTGAAGCGATGATAAAGAAAGCTGCGGCCAGCTTAAGTCCGAAGGAAAAAGCGGACGCCGAGGCCGTACTTAAAAATAAGTTCCGTCCCATGATGGATTTGGTGGAGCATAACAACCCGATGAACCCACACAGCATGATGGGCGCTGTGGTGTCCGGTACATCGAACATCCTGTCCGCAGCGCAACTCGGCGCGGCCCCCTTGCTGGCGATGCCAGGGGATTTTATGCAAACTATGGGTGTGCGTTTGGCCGACGGTATGCCCGTGGTCGGCGACCACATGGGATTTTATCTAAAAAGTTTGGCGAGTGATCGAGAGTTGATGCAACAGATGGCGCGGCAAGCAGGCGCTATTATGGATCATACGGTGGGGTCAACTTACGCGGCAACGCGGTTTAATGCCCTGGCGACAGTTGGCCCCGCCGTTACTCGTAGGATCGCCGACACAGTACACCGTACATCATTGCTATCAGGCCACACAGCCGCTGCAAGGTGGACGGCTCAAGCGGAACTTATGGGGCTACTACATCGTAGCCGTGGTACGGAGTTTGACGACTTACCATTCAAGGATATGATGTCCCGATACGGTATAGATAGCAAAACATGGGATGTGGTTAGGAAAAACGTAGCCGAGTGGAACCCGTCAGAAGGTGTAAAATTCTTACGGCCTCTCGATATATTGAAAACCGACATCCCAGGTTCTCGTGAAGTATTTCATAAGTTCCAGGGGATGATGCTGGAACAAGCGCGAATGATGGTTCCAGAAAGTACGATGGAAGCTACAGTTATGCTGAGGGGTAATACGCGCCCCGATACCTTAAGGGGCCTCATGCTGCACAGCTTCTCTATGTACAAGAACTTCCCCTTATCGTTCTGGATGATATACGGACGCCTCGCCATGACGAATCCCAGCGTCAAAGGCCGACTAGGGTTCTATGCTGGCCTTGGAGCAGGGATGACTTTAGTGGGCGCGCTGGGTACGCAGATGCGCGAACTTAAAGACGGCAAAGACCCGATGCCTATGAACGATCCTAAGTTTTGGGGTAAGGCCCTTTTGGCCGGAGGGGCGATGTCGATATGGGGCGATTTCCTATTTAATGGCGTGAATAAGATGGGGCGCGGGCCAGCGGACACGGCAGCAGGGCCTTTACTCGGCCTAGCTGGCGATACCTCACAGCTACTTTTCGGGGACGCTTTTAAGTGGGCTGATAGTCTAGGTACTTTAGGGGATAAGGATTTCAAAAGCACGACCGCCGCAAAAGCTGTTGAGTTCGCCAAGCGCTACACTCCGGGAACAAGTGTTTGGTGGGCGCGCAAGGCTCTTGAGATCGCCGTATGGGACAGATTTGAAGAGCTGGCCGATCCGAAGGTGTATCAAAAAAGGATGCGGAAAGAACAAAAACAGCGTAAGACTTACGGCAATGAATACTGGTGGCGTCCAGGCCAGGGGCTACCAGACCGCGCACCGTCCTTCAAGGAGCCTTAAACATGTCACTCGCAACCGAAAAGACCGCAGATACTTTCCTGGGTGTCGTAGCTGGTACACCATTAAACTGCGATTGGCCTTTGTATTCCGAAGAGGATGTTGAAGTCATCTACGGCAACGAGTCCTTGAAGGCTGTTTATCCCGCCGATTTTACGGTAGCGATTAGTCCACCGGATTTCAATACGTTTACCGTGACGCCGACGGCTGCGTTGCTAACCAAGATCAATGATCTCATCGCCGCTGATACCGAAGGCGTCGAGGTCAACTACGTGACTGTGCGCCGCATCGTGAACTATCTGACCAGTGTAACCGAGGAAAGCGTCCGCCGTGTGTCGTTTCTTTCGCGCGAGATCGAGCGCATCTGGATGGCTTTGCAGCAGGGCAAGGAGCGCGCTGACCGTGTTCTATCCCTGGCCGACAAGAACATCGGCGGCGCGGGCGGTATCACACTGACCGAACCCCAAGCCGATAAATGCCTCGCCTGGGATGGCACGGCCACCAAGCTGGTCAACGGCCCTTCTATTGATCAAGTAGCTACAGCCCAGCTAAACGCGGCGGCGGCAGCGGCCAGTGCGGCGGCGGCAGCGGCAGCGAGGGACACGATTCTCGGACTTAATCTCGCCCCCATAAACAACCCTAACTTCACGGGCAGGGTTATTATCAACGCGGGTGTTGAAGGGCAAAGTGCTTTCCAGGCTTTGACCCTGGGTGTCGCGGGTGGCAACCCTGTAACAACGGGCAACACTGACGCCAATCAAATTGGTTGCTTCTCCGCTTCCGGGGGCGCGCAAATCCGTTTTGTAGCCTACAACTCCGGGGCCATCGGTATCCTGGCCACCAACATCACAGACTATAGCTTTAACTATCCTCTCATACTTAACCCAAACGGGGGTAAGGTATGGTGCCCGTCGGTGTACGGTAATACTACCGCTACAGCGTCTAACGTTACAATAGGCGCTACGGGTGAGTTGTTCCGCTCCACCTCATCGCGCAAATACAAGCACGACATAACGGACTACACGCGCGGGTTGGCCGACGTATTGAAGTTACGTCCTGTATTCTACAAAGGTAATAACGACGGCGACACACAGTACGCGGGTTTAATCGCAGAAGAAGTAGCCGAAGCCGGGTTGACAGAATTTGTACTTTACTCCCCGTATCAAGCAGAAGAGAGGGACGAAGACGGTAACATCACTGTGCCTGAGATGTTTCCGGCACCGGATGCCCTAGCCTACAGCAACATGGTAGTGCTCCCCATAAAAGCAGTGCAGGAACTCGCGCAGATGTTCGAGGGACTTAAAGCCCGGATCGAAGTGTTGGAGGCTAAACCATGATAGCTTATCTCATGTGCGTTGTAGCGGCGTTTCCCTGCGGCGCGGTGCTGGGGCGGTGCGCCGGGGGCTTCATCGGCACCGGGAACACACAACTCGCGCGGCTGCTTTGGCTCGCCCTGCCGACCGGATTCCTGTCCGCAATTCTGTACTACGCTTACGCAGACAAGGTATCATTTGTGTTACCATTGGCCACGGGCGCGGCTGTGTTTGTGGGTAGGCTCATACCACATGGCTGGTGCCAACAAGACGTGGCGTGGCACTACCCCTGCATGTCAGTGGTTGGCATAGCGCGGACGTACTTGATAGCCTATGTACAAGATATGTACTTCCCCGGAGTATTCTTACCTCTATGTCTTGTTGGGTCATTAGCGGGCGTGGGCTATCTCATAGGGTACAAGATTGTGGGTGACAGAGAACTATTTATTTGGCATCCTAAAAATCCAGAAGCCGCAGAAGGCTTCGACCGTTTCGCCGTTAAAGGCGGGGAGTGGGCCGAGGTCTTCGCGCACGGGCTGATTTGGTCGGCTACCGTGGCGGTGTTACTCGGAGGACTTCATGGGTTTCTTACTTAGCCTGCGCTCTAAGAGCAACCTTCGCGGCGTACACCCTGACCTCGTTCGCGTTGTGAATCGCGCGATCAGTGAAGGCAGCACGGACTTTGTAGTGATAGAGGGGCTGCGGAGCCAGCAGCGCCAAGCTGAATTGCTGGCCAAGGGCGCAAGCCGCACCAAGAACTCAAGGCATCTCACGGGTCACGCCGTTGATCTGGCGGTGCTGTTTGAAGGGCAGATATCCTGGCGCACCAACCTGTACTACGCGCTCGCTGTGCAAATTAAGATCGCGGCCACTATGGAAAATGTACCTATTGAATGGGGCGGCGAGATATGGATGCCGGGTTTCTTTGATGGCCCACACTTTCAGCTACCGAGGGAGAAGTACCCATGAAGCAATTCTTTGTTGACGGAACTGGCGCTTTGTCTATGGGGCGGTTGCTGATCTTCGCAACGCATCTAGTGACCTCCCTTGTGATCATCAAGCTGGCCTTCTCGGATAAGATGACCGAAGGCTACGTGGGGGTTTATCTCACAGCTTTTGTCACGAACGTCATCGGGTCGAAGGTCTGTGATGCTTTCGGGAAACAGCCGTAATGGGCGGTATCCTCGCTTTCTTCACCACGTACAAAGCTGGCCTCTACGGTGTGCTGGCCGCAGTCATCTTCGGGGTTGGGCTTTATACCGGCATCAAGATTGAAGACACGCGCCACCTCGCTGCGGAGGCGCTACAGCGCAGGGAAGCGGAGGCGCAGGCCAAGGTGCTGGCCGACAAGCTTAACGGCACCGTGGACGCGCTGACGAAGGCCAAGGCGGCTTTAAGAACCAAGGAACAAATTCAGAAGGCGAAGGTGGAAGATGAGATCAGGAAAGACCCGGCTTATAATTGTCCTGTCCCTGCTATCGCTATCCAGTTGCTTAACGAGTAGCCCGATTCCGCCGCGTCACTTTGATAGCAGCCTAAAGGATGACTGCCCGGAGCGCCCGCGCATAGCGTCTGGTGCTACACTCGGCGACCTGTGGGAACATGCTATGGATTTGAAATTCCGGTTGAGCGTCTGCGCCAGTATGAACAAGGCCAAGGCCGACGCCCTACGCCAGCTTGAGACTAGCCAAGAGTAAGAATAGGCTTATTCGTTTTGCTATCCGGGTCGCGCTTCACTTGCAGCACGTTGCCCCGGATGTCGATAGCCGTAGAGAACAACCCTTCAATCTTCCGCTTGATATCCGCGTCGGTCATGTTGGCCCACAACGGCTCCTTCTCTTTGACGACGGCCACAACTTGCGCCATCTGCATCGAGCCTGTTCCGTTGGCCGTCATGGTGGCAATCAGGATGTCTGCCACGCGATTGCGGATATGTTGCCGCCCGCGCTCGATGCGGTCGTGCTTAAGAACACCAACGGTGTCCCCTGATACAATCTTTACGCCCTCGCGCTTAAACCATATGGCGTCCTTGCTGGCCAAGCTGTTATTCATTTTAGCGTCATCGAGGCGAACCCATAGATTGCGCTCACTGTCCTGCATACCAAACTCTTCCGCGTCTTCCTTAGATGGGTTAAGCAAGGTGAAGGCAATACGTGAGGCGTTGACGATGGCACCGGCACCACGTCCGATGTCCGGGTTACCAATACGGTCTTCTTGTGACATCGAGACTTTATTGGTGTGGTGTAATACAAGTACAGCGATGCCAGACTTCTTAGCGATATGGGTTAGAGTTTTCATGACGAACGCCATCTGTACGTTATCCTTCTCGTCGCACTCGTGAATGTCAACGAGAGGATCGACTACCAGCAAACCTACTTCTGGATCAGATACCAGTTGTATAATCTGCTGTACCAATACGTCGTTGCGTATGCCTTTGGAAAAGTCTTTCTTGACTAGATCAAACGCCAGTTGCTCGGAGGATAAAAGCATAATGCTACGCTTAACCGTATCGTACTCGAACCCGTGTGTGATGCAGCAGGCCAACAAGCGGCGCGATTGTTCTGTGATGTCGTCCTCCCCGTTGAACACGACGACCTTACACTTCCGTTTGGCCTGGAAGCCTGCGAAGTCTTTACCCTGGGTGAGATGCGCCGCTATCGAGAGGCTGATGGATGATTTGCCAGCGGAGCCAGCAGCCACCAGGAGGGTCACAGCGCCTTCGAGCAACGCCCTGTCCATGACCCACCTACGCGGCTCGATGGCCGACGGCATTACCGCGTTGCCATAGCTTATCGTAGGGGCTTGCTGGAAGACAGAAGGAGGGGGCTGGATATCGAGGTGGCCGTAAGTTGCTTCGGCAGTCAGTCTGCCATATTCCGCGCTGCCGTAGGCCGCTGCGTTTTCTACCTTCTGGTAGAGTTCCGCTTCGTTCCAGGGCGGGACGCAGCGTGGGTTCCAGTGCTCGACCAGCAGCCGGTAAGCGGTGGGTACCGACAAGGACATCTCGCGCACAAGACGCGCTGCGGTCACAAAGGTTGTATCGTCGCCCCGCTGGCCTTCGATGGCCACGGGCGCGGATTGGAGGAAGTTAATCGCTGCTTGTACCGACGCTTGACTATCATTCGTCAGCGTCATATCAATTTCAGACTTACGGTAAGCCGGGGTTAATAGCCGCTCGATGGTTGGGGGTACCCAAGTCATATCGCGGTCGTTGATTACAACGTATGGGTTACCGTCAATAGTAGAGCCAGGGGCTACGACATAACCGTTATGAGAACGTACATCTACACCGTTTGGGTCGATAGCCTTATTGGAACTATCAGGCCCCATGAAGTAGCAATGGTAGCCGCCGCTGGTCGTGCGAACAACAAGGGTGTCAAATGTCCCGCCTAGCTGGCAGTAACGGTTATAGCCGTCCTTGCCCTTCTTCACGTCGATATCAATAACAACCATGTCCGTACAGACGCAGCCGATATTGAAATTACGTTCGGTCTTGAGTACCGGGTCTGTCCATATTTGTGATAGTAATGTCAGGTCTGACGTAGCGACCTCGCGCCAGTCATCGGTAGCTGGCTCGCGTGAGTTCTCTTGTAGTGGAAAGACGCGGAAGCCCCGCCGCGCCCAGGCCAAGGCAGCTTGCAACGTACCCATCACTATTACCCCTGAGTGTTATAGCGATAAGTCCGCTTCGTATCCCCCACTTCAATTCGTCCGGCTTTGCTCCCAGCACTCGCGGTTAACGCTTGGTTCACGCGAAGGAAGCTGGCAGCTAATCGCCGCTGCATTTGGCGCACAGGCATTACACCCGGATCACCATAGATGCGCGTGTACAACAAGACAATATCAACGTCTGTATTCACAGGTGCAAAAGCAGCAAGTACATTTTGCTGGTGTTCTGTAAGGCTCATTTTACGTACCTCTTATCTTCCCAGGATGAAGCGGCTAAGGGTAACCCCGTCGCCCATTGTGGAACTACTGACATGATCTTCTTAAAGTCATCCTTATTATAATCTGGTATGTCGAGTACCTCAGTCAATATTTCATCATGTACGGTCAAAATGACAGGGTAGTTAGCTTCTTCCATGGCGAACATTCTGTCCACCATAACATCCCTGGCAAAACCCTGGGTGTTATTCTCGCACTGTAGCCCGCCGTATAGATACTTCTCCGACCAGCGGCCAACATCGTCAACCCCCCAGAAGACAACCTGACGCCGCGTCCGCTCCGCTTCCTCACCATTGGCCTTGGTGTAAGTTACGACCTCAGTTTTAATACGGGGGTCGGCATAGCATATCATGCGGCCCGAAGGTAGGACACTCCAAAGATTTTTCTGATCGGAGTAGTAATGTATCTTACCTCCCGCGCAGGCCATAGCCACGCCGGGTGTGCTAACCGCTGCAATAGCTGCATCCTGGTAGTCCCACCACGACTGTACGATGTTTGGGTTGGCCTTACGGTAGTTGGTCACGAGGATTGTAATAGCCGTCCATTCCTTTTCAAACAGCCCGCACTTATCTTTAGCTGCTGCGTATCGTGCAGCCGTGGCGTCCCAAACCTGAGCGGGGGTGGTTTCGCACACCGGCTTGGAGAGATCGAACGGGTTAAGTGCGTAGTTTTCGCCCATTGTGATAAAGGCATTGACCGCGCCTTGGTACCCAAGCGCTAGTTCCATGACCTTTCCGATCTGTCGGCGAAGGTCGTCGTCATCAATATCCTGCCAGTTAACCCCGAAGGCTAAAGAGTAGATAAGCTTATAGAGATCGGGGCCGATACCGGCATCGAACGCGCGGAAAGCGTCAAGCTTCCACGTCTCGTTGGCCAGCCAAGCGTTCCCCCGGCCTTCAATGTTGGAGAAGTCGCCGCCTACTAGCTTGTTACCAAACTCCGCTTCGATCATTGAGCGCAGGGCAAAGCTGAGTATCTTTAAGACGGAGCCTGGGCCGTGTATCGCGGTGATGCAATCGTAGATTTCTTTGACAGTGAGCGCCTGATTAGCCAGTAACTCATGCAGCCACTCGATTATATGCCCGTTCTGTTTGTAGTTGTTGCGCGCAAAGTTCTGCGGTTGCACCAGACGCCCAGCCCAGCGGCCAGGGCCAGCCCCATGATAGTTTAGTAACCCGCGTATGCGCCCGTCAGAGCATATGCACTTAAGCATAGCGGCGTACTTAGCTGTAGAAGTCTTCTTACTGTTACGCCGCAACTCAATGACATCTTGCACGAGTGTATCGTTGGCTAGACCGGCAACAAATATTAGATCGTCCTGTACGTCTTTACGTACTGTGTTAGTGTCAATACCACGAGATGCCAGCCACTCGATTAACTTAGCATCGTTACTGCAACGCGGTACCGCATGGTTTGTAAGCTGACGCATCTCTTTATCGTTCTGCTTCTTGGCATACTCGACAAGATCAGGAGCGCGCTGCACAGACGCTTGGTTAATAGGGATACCCCTGTCATTGATAACCTGATCGAACTCCCATACACGGCGCTCACTGGCTGTAAGCGGCGGGAGTTTCGCGTCTGTGTCGCACTCAGTCAGCACGTCCAGTTCACAATAAGAACCCAACCGTAGCAAACGTTCGGGGTCATCCCACCAAACTAATGTGCCGTCAGGGTTAAAGCGCCTAGGCTTGGCCATCTGCATCATAATGCCGTGGCCGTCTTGGTCTTTACGGTGGTCGGTCTTAAGAACCTGACACAGCTTATCGAGGGACTGCGGGCGTGACACCGCCGCCGCGCGCGACATCGTGCAGTCCATCTGCTTGATCATAAGTCTAGGCCAATGCCTTGGGGTTTTTGTATTCCACACCATGCGCTCGAAGACCGAGTTGTGGGCTACAACCCTACCTCCTGCTGCAATGTGTTCTAGTAATTCAACGGGATCAGGCCCCCCGCCCCAGCGGCATACGGGGCCGTTGTCCATACGGTAGTAGAAAAACCAGAAGTCAGTAGTTGGGTCTTCTACGTACCGATGCACCCCGGACTTATTAAGTTCCGTTCTGCTACGTGTTTCAAAATCTATGTGTGCAGCGAGAGCCATAGCAGAACGGAACTCTTAGTTAATTCAGGAAGGACAGGTCTTCTTGTGCAGGAGCCCCGGGCATGAAGCCCTGAGGCTGCGCTTGAGGTGCAAAGCCCTGAGGCTGCGCTTGAGGTGCAAAGCCCTGCGGCTGTTGGGGCATGAAGCCCTGAGGCTGCTGAATTGCTTGCACCCCTAAGCCCTGCTGCTGACCCGTAGGCATCCCCTGAGAGAAGTCAGGGCGAACTATAGGCGCGCTGACATTGACGCCGGAGAAGGTTTCACGCGGGTCGCTCCCGCCCTCACCGATGTTGGTGTCATCGCCGATGATCATAATACTTTGGAGGCCGAACCCAACCCCCTTCTTCGGCTGGGGTGGGTTTACCCCGTATGGGTATGCGTTGATCGAACAGATAGCCCATACGCCTGGGTACACGCGCTTGGTGTCAACGATAGGATTAAACCGCGCGTCAATGATCGCGGGCTTAAACTTCGATTTGGTATTGATCGTCAACAGACCGGGGGTGTAACCGCTGAAACGAGCCTTCGCGGCTTGGTCGTGGAACGGACTTTCAAGACCAAGGAATTGGCCGGAGCGCGCGTCGTAGTAAGACTGGAAGCTGCGCTGCAAGATGGCGTTGTATTCCTCGAACAGCGGACGGGTATCAACAAACGGGGTGAAGAGCAGCGTGGCTTGATACTTCGGCTCACTGGTCTGGCCAGGGCGGGGTTTCGCTGGTTCAAAGACGCTGATCCATGAAAGGCGTACAGGCCCTGTGAGGTAGTCGCCGGTTGGCTGACCCGTCTCTTTATTGACAAGGCGCTGCACCGGGCATTGCTGGGCTACTTGCTGTATCCAGGCGTCCCCAACAATACTGTCTCTCATAACTGTTGTCGTCATCCTATACTCCTGATGTTGGTGGCGGTAAAATACCCTCTATTGTCTCGAACGACCGGAGGGCGATGTTGATGGCCGGACGAGGATCGTTGTCAGGGACAACCATTAGGCTGCCCGAAGATTGCTTTATTGTGAAATAGGCAAATAGCTGGCGCGCTTCCTCTGCTGCTTGGTTCCGTCGGCTTCTCCCCACGCGCTGCTTAAACGCGGTGACGATCATATCTTCTACCTCAGTGATACCCTTAGGATATACCTTGTATAAGTCTGTCTTCTCGCAACCTATTAGCGCAGCCAGCTTTTCAATACGTTCTTTTTCTTCTCCGTAATACTCTCTACGTGGTGCTGTTTCTACTAGCTTAAACCCTGGTATCTCTACGCCACTACGTACTAACTCTTCGATATGTTTATCTATCTGTGATAACCATGTTGTTAGCATGGTACCAGCCTTCTTGATGTACACTAAGCGCTCTATGTCTAAGTTCTTTGGGTCTGGTAGATTAGGCGATCTGATATCTCGGATAGTTGCAAACGTTGTGTTGGCCGCAACGGCCAAGGCTTTGCTTTCGAGCGCAGGGCATGTAGTCCTTCCGTCGCAGAAGAAGCAGTAACCGTCAGCTTTTGTGTCCGGCACGAGAGGCGCATCCGGCGCTTGGCAAGCGACTACTGCATCACGCAACTCGGCTTTGTAATTAATCAAATCAGGTAGGGTGACATCCCATTCGCGCATATCCCCTTCGGGATGAAAGGCGCGGGGCTGTAAAATATGCAGCGTAATTTTCTGTAGAGAGAACGGGTTATCGAGATACCGCCCATCGAAGACGAACCCGTAGGCGTATTGCAGTAGCTGCTTATTCCCCCTGACATCTTTGGCCACGCCTTGGCCGTGCTTGTAGTCAAGGATGTGCAGCACCCCCGCTTTAGGAGAGTAAATAGCGATGTCGAGGTGACCGTCCGCTTCTCCGGGGGCTACGTCTAAATCAACACGTACTGGTATCTCAGAGAATATTATCGCATCGCCGTGCAGAAAACTTACTTCCGCGTACAGCTGCCAGATATAGTTTAGCGCTTTCGTAATAGCGCCTTTGAAATCATCATCGAAATCTTCAAGGCAATGAAAGCTGACTTCTACTGCATCACCACCCCTACGGCATCCGTTACGTATGCCCGCTTCCAATACCTCATGGGCTTTCGTACCCATCTCGGCATGAATAGACGAAGGGCGCGGCGGCACACTACGTAGAAAACGTACAGAACCCGGACAACCAAATATACGTTCGGCTTGACTCGGAGAATAAGTAGCGTGATCCCGCTCGCTGTGCATACCGCGCCCTTACGCTTAGACTGACAACGCTGCGAACAACGAAGCCATTTGCTCCGGCTTGGTGTCGGTCATCTTCTGGATGCCGAATTGCGCCATCACTGCCTTGGCCTGCGCCGCGCCATGCTTCTTGGCATAGTTCTGGCCAGCAACAGTCAGTTCCTTCAACGTTACCGTTGGGGCTTGCGGCACCGGGGCTTGAGGTGCAAACTGTTGCACAGGCGCGGCGGGTGCTGCGTACTGAGGTTGCTGCGGGGCAAACTGCTGCACCGGAGCCTGAGGTGCGTATTGCTGCACAGGTGCTTGCGGAAACAGCGCGGTGAACGAAGCTTGGTTAACCGCCGCGACCGCTGCTGCGGCTTGCTCAACGCTATCGAACTCAACGAACACTTTCATATTACTCTCCTGCTGGTTGTTGTTATACTCGTCTAACACGACAAATACGCGCCGTCAAGTAGGCGCAGCGTTCATGCTGCTACCCTCTACTTGCGCGATTGAAGCGGTCTTATCCGCTACAATTCTATTGACCGCAACATCAATGGACTTAGCCAATGTGATGAAGCGGGCTGTGACTTCGTTCTCTTGCCCGTAGCGATGCACACGCTTGATTGCCTGCGCGTTACCGGCTGGTGACCAGTCACTCTCGAACATATCAATGTCGCTCCCTACTGTGATCGTCAGGCCAACGCCGCCCTTCTTGATGTTGATGAGGATAACGTCGCAGTTTGGGTCTTCCATAAACTCTTTGACAGCATCATTAGATTGTCTGTCACCAGTACGCCCGTACACTACAGCTACTTTATAGCCATGCTTAGTAAGATATGCGTACAAGTACTCTAACGGTTCGGTGTGCATGAAAAATACAACACGCTTCTTAGCGCCGCTATCGAGTTCCCACTTAAGCATCTGTGCGTAAGGCGCTGCCTTGGCCTTGCCGACAAGCCGCCGTAGCGTAGCGATGTGCTGCGCGTCCAGGAACGACAACCCTCCTTGCTCGATGGCGTCGATGATAGCCTTCTCTAAGCCTGGATACTCGCGCACTACATCCATAATTTCTTTTGTGTCACCGTCCACCAAGACTTCACGCATCCAGATAGGCGGCAGTTCCATACCTACTTGGCTGTGTGTTCTGCGGATCGAGTTGTTCTGAATAAGCTGTTGCAGCGTGGCCAGCATCTCAGGCTTGACGGTAGTGCGGGTGCCGTAGGTGCTCGACGTGAAGTTAAAGAACACGCGCATGAAAGCCGACGACGGCATATCAATCGCCTTGGCAAAACGCAGAAAAGTATAGATGTCCATAGGGTCATTCGCCATCGGCGTACCCGTGACGTGGTAAGAATGGCAAGCCCACTCTAACAGACAGTCCGACCCGCAAGCATCATCACCGAACATCTCTTTAGTGCGGTTCGCCTCGCTGTTCTTGAGATAATGCGCTTCGTCAAACACCAGGAAATCCAGGAACTCACCGTTGCGCGCGAAATCCTTGCGCCATTTGGTGGCCAGTTCGTAGCTGGTAATCAGCACGTCGAAAGCATCGCGGCTCCAAGCTACGAAGTCGTGGATAGTGCGGCCTTTGCACAGGCGTAGGTTGAAGTTCGAGAAGCGGCGGAACTCTTTAATCCAGTTCTCGCGCAGCATGGCGGGAGCCACGACGATCCCGCGCCGTGCTTGCAGGCGATTGAGTGTGCCGATAGTGGTAGCCGTCTTGCCAATACCCATCTCGTCATGCAATCCGAAGCGATCACGGGTCACCATGATGTCTGCCGCGTAGGCTTGATAGGGGAAAAGGGGGAGAGGCGCTGTTGCAGCCGGACGTAAGATCACGCGCCAAACCCCCCATTACGGTACGCCAACTTGTACTCTACATCGTCTGTCTTCTCGTTCATAGTACGCAAGACGATATCCCCACCGATCTTGGCCAGCATCGCTGCTTCCATACGGTCAACAAGCTTGCGCCCGCGCTCCGTGTAGAAAAGAGCACGATCATGCGGGAACAATTCCATCCCGCGCGCCATGATATCATCGTCACCCGCTTTGGCTTTCCCCGGTACGTTCAACAGCTTCTTCCATTTGTCGGGTGGTATCGTCTCGATCATAATCTTAGAAAGGATAGCGCCCATGGCGATCAGGCCGACGCCGTAGCCGAACGCGAACCCAGCAGCAGCGCCTTGCCTCGGCCTCCCTCCGACGGCCTCGATCACTAGCAACTCAACACCCATCAAGTTAAACAAATCGAAGAGTTCCGCCACGGCCAATGAGTCCACGCGCGCTCGCTTTGTTTTGCCGATGGTCATGAACCACACAGGCATGTCATGGACGCTGATAATGCGCCGCGTCGTCGTGTCGTACACGGCGAACGCGCCATAGGCTCCGGGGTCAATGCCAGCTACGAGTGTCATGCTGGACCTTTCTTTTGGTCAAGACGGAAAACGAGGTTACGGCTGGTCGTAAGATGCGGCTTATCGTTAAACTGCGCGCTAGGTTCAATAGGCATTACAGCAGCGCGGCGCTCACATAACGCTTTCCAAGCATCAGGGTACAGCTTTGCCCATTGCGCCGGGGTAATGCGCTTTGTCATATCTGATTTTCCAACCACGACTCAGCTTCTAGCCTTTTTGTTTCGTGGTACAGTTTGGCTTTCACCGCAGATAAAATAGCTGGGTCAAGATTATCTTCGAGGCGCATTATGTACAGCCTGTTTTGTTCGCGCTCCGTAAATAGCTTTTCGTTTTCATCAAATAACAGATACACCCCATATGCCACGCACGTCAGCCCTACCGCTATCACACCGGCTACTACACCCAATGCATTTATCATACTAGCCTCCCAGCCATAAGGTCAAAAGTGAATTTCATCATGTCCTCTTTAGACATAATGTCGCTAGTCGCAAGCATCTCTACTGCCTGTACTGACACAAAATACCTATCGCCATCTTGGTGATCGCCATAGTCAATATCGCAACGTGAACTTGTGATCTCAAGCGGTACGCCAGCTTCCTTAGACTTGGCCTCCAACGCTTTATAGATACGGTCTTGGATATTTGCTGGCCAATCCTTGAGTTCGCCCGGTAGCGACGACGATACGTATGCGGTAAGTTCAAACTGTCTCATGGCTCCTCCTGCTTCACTTTGAACATGTAATAAATTGTGAGGCCTAGGTAGGCCGTACCTACAAACAGCGCCATCTTACCAAACCCTGGCCACACCATTGCGGTAGCGTACCAGATATTCGCCAGGATCAAATAGGCTAGGGTTCTGAGTTCGTCTTTCATGCCGCCCCGCTCTTTTTGTCAATGATAACTCGTATAATCATCTCCGGCCCTAAGCGCTCGATGGTATAATTGTTTGACATATTGATAGCGATACGTCCTACATCTTTACGTAACTCAATCTCGAATGATCGTACAGCTTCCCTTATGTGGCTTTCCATACGCTCGCGTATAGCCCCCGCCACAACTTCTGTTATCTGTTTTAGCCCGTCATCGTTTAACGTTATGCTCATGGCATCGTTCTCCATAACCATACAGCAATACCCGCTACCATAAGCGCAAAACCGATCACGAAACAAAGGGCTACAAACGTAGTAACGGTTCCGGTTTGATGGATTTGCGCTCCGCCTAAAAGGCCAAAATATACTACCATAACGAAGCCTACTGCGGTCATGACGCACCGTCCTTCGCAGCCGCGTGGGCGGGGCTGTTGTTGCTTTGTAGCTGCATCGCAGTAAAAGCAATACCCGTGGTTTTCCGCTGTGAAATTTCCGCATATTGGGCAACCGGATTTGTAGGGCTGCTTTTTCATCCCGCACCGTCTTTGACCGCCGCGATGGCTGCATAAGGCTTAAATTCATCAAGCCACATCCATCCGATTATTAGATTCTTCAACGGGCCGCTAATACCAACTCCAGTCCTTGAAATAGTCCAAGAAGAACCGTATTTTCCATTGTGAAAATATAGGGTCATCAGAGTGGGTATATCGTTCTTTCGGCCCCGTATGAGCACCACAATCATCTTCCCGCCGTCGGAAGTTGGCAGGCTTTCCCTGCGCCATGGCACCGCCTGCGCCGTCAGGGCGGCGCGTTTCAGCAACACGTCATAAGCCATAAGCGCCCTAGCTATTTCTCGCCACTTGTCACGCTGCGCCTTGGTTTGTGGGTCATGGTCAATATATGGACCGATCCCATAATAACTGCCCCAATGGCGCGCATATTTAATCAGTTCTTCTAGGTCAAACGGCGTCGGCTGCGTCATGATCTCACCTGTGCTTTCAGCAACGCTATGTGCTTCATGTGCGTAGTTGCATCCGCCGCGCATGAGAACTTTAGGCTGAAACAAAATATGCCCGTATCCGTATTGCCCATTGTTGGCAAGACACGGCATACAATCTCGCTTCCGTTTTGAATGTACACCCGATTGACAAAGCGCATCTCAATACGCTTCGGCGGTACTATGTCAAATTCTACGCCCATGTATTCTCTCCAATCTGCGTTTACGTTCGGCGCGTACCGCCCTTTGACCTTGTAGCAATTTGTTCATCTCGTACTTAATGGCCAGCAACATACCGATACGCTTAGAAACATGCCCGGCTAAAGCCCACCATACGTCATCCGTCTCCAAATCACTGACTGTCTTCGCATCCGTCTTCATTAAAGGTGTTAAGTCTTTTACATCCACCCCTAACTTCTCCGCCAACCCTTTCGGGGTATCATCCAAGGCCAGGACTATCCTTTCAAAGATGCCGCCTTGTATCATGCTCGGCTTACGCGCCATCCTTCTGCCCTAAGTTCCGGTAACACTGCTTCAAAGCGCCCTCGATGGACGGTAGAACCTTACTCGCCTTGCGCTGCGGATCGCAGGCGGGGCGCTCGGCGTCAGACACATCCCATGACAGGCCGCATTGCCCGCACTGCATCTGATCGCCGTAGCGCCTCGCCTGACAGGCCATTAGAACACCATCTCAGCTTCCGTCCCGTCGATCTCGGCCAGGACTTCCATAAGCATGTTGATGCGGGTAACGGCCTCATCGCGCAGGAAGGACATTTGGGCTTCATCCGGCTTACATTCGGACTTACCCGCCACCCAGTTATTAGCCGTCGCGCGGGATACCTTCATGTTGGTAGCGAGTTCGGCGTCTGTAAGGCCGCAAGCTTTGAGCGCGGCGAGGCTGGAAGCGCTGATCGTATCCGCCGCTACCCTGGCCTCAACCTTCTCGACAACCGCTGCCTTGCCCTTTTTTGCCGTCTTGGCGTCAACTTTGGCGGGCTTGGCGGCTTTCTTGCTGGTCGTAGGCTTGGCACCAGCCTTAATCGCAGCTTTGATACCCTCGTGAAGCACTTGCGGTGTTTCACGGCCATGCTCAAGGCGCTGGCACTGCAACACGCGAATGTCAGCTTCTTCCAGACCAAGGCGAGCGCCAGCCCCGAACGCCAGGATGTCATCATCCTCGCTGGCCAAATCCAGGTCGTCATAGACCGTCAGTTCGTCGTGGTCTTTGCCCACATGGTCAGCAATCTTCGCCAAAACATTCTTCAATTCTTCATCCTGCTCTTCCGCCATAGCGTTTTTCTCCTGCGTTGATGGGTTGTTGTGGCGCACCAGGGCTTCGCTCACCATCTCGGCGGTGATGCCCGAAGCTTTCATAATAGCCGCTGGCGTCTGCCCGTGCGTCACGTTCTTATAGTATTCCAAGGCCAGCTTATCCGAGAACTTTTTAATCTGCCCAGCCTTATGCAGATCGGTATTAACCATGTTCTTGCCAAGCCAGTCAGCCGACAGGTGCTGCTCATACTCGGCGATGGCTTTTTCAACAACGTCATCGCAGCCGCTTTCCCATTCGTTAGCGGAGTCGGCGTCCTTATGCTCGCCGTTGAGCATAACGTAGTTGTCATAGACTTCTTGTAAGATGCCTTCGACCTGTTCCGAAACAGCCTCGATAAACGTATCTTGGATCGAGTTCACAACAGCTTTCAAAGCTTGGTCGAGATCGGGGCGCTTGGTCGAGCGAGCGCTGATACGCATAGCTGGGTGCGCGAAGGCGTCGGCCAATACGCTCGTCGCGCTAACGTGTTCCTTAAGGCTCATGACTTCTCTCCTGTTGGCCAATATAATTTGGTAGATGCGCTCTAAACCTTCCATCTCAGGGTGTTTTAAGACCCACATCCCTGAGAAGTTTACAAAGTCTTTGGCGAAGAAGTCATCTAGTATTTTACGACCTGTGCGGATGCTAGGGTCTATACGTTTGGCTTCCTCATCAAAAACTGCATCGCTTACTAAAGGGTTGTTCTTAATTTCATAAGCGTATGCCCATACGGCTACTTTGATGCGGCGTTTTATTTCCTCGGCGATACGTGACATCGAAAACCTGGGTTTAGAGTAGGGACGGCGCATTGGGCTTTATGGCTGCGCCGTCCCTAGAGGTCATAAGGCGGGATGCAAGCGCCTTATGCCTCGCGCCGAACGCGCACACCAAGGCCCTTAGCGGGGTCATTCAGTGTGCGGATGGCGAACACGTAGCCCTGGCCAGGGTTAGCCTTCATGAAGCGACGCTTGGCACCGCTCACGCGGTTCACAACGCGGTCAAGGTTCATCTTCTGATCCTTCGCGGCCTCTTCCTCGGAGGTGTAAAGCGAGGGGTCAACTTCCTCGGCTTTTTCAAAAAATGACTTGCCAACTTCCAACAGGCCGAACGGATATTGTTTGCCGCCGGTCGATGTACGCATACGGGGTGGGAAGTAGGCATTGTCTTCGATCTCGAAAGCCGCAACCGTCTTAGCGGGTGCATCGGACTGGATCGGCGCAACGCTCTTGGTGATACGCTTATCGAAAACGGTCTTGGGTGCTGCGGTCTTCTTTGCCGTTGCTGGCTTTGCAGCCACGGCTTTCTTCTTAACAACGGTCTTGGAACTCATGATTTCTCTCCTGATGTTTAACAAGTTTAACGACACTAATACCGCTATAACATACTGTCAAGCGGTTATTTTAAGTCTCGTAAAAGCCGACCCCATACGCTTTATTTATTATGTCTTCCTCGATCTTAGAGAGATGGTCATATGCTTTACGGCATTGCTCAGGTGTCAGCCTGATAACACTGTGGAAATCATCGTCACCAAGCGCTTTTTGTATTTCACTTTTCAACGCTTCTTTACGCATGTTTTTATGCAGGCGTAAAACAATCGCCCTAAGACCGTCTTGTTCAATCGTGATCATGACCTGCTCCCTAAGTCGTTTATGTATTTGACCCAAGCGTTATAACTGGCCTCAAGCCAGCTATCATCTGCTACGGCATTGCGTATCAAGTTATGCAACCTTTTATCCGTAGCGTCTTGAAACCACAATGGCGATACAGAATTAGAAAGCCACCAGCGTTTGAGATGCTGTAGGCTTTCCGGCGTAGCTGAATTTTGGCCGATGTATGCTTCCCATACGATCCGCCATTCGCCATAAGACCAGCCTAATACATTCATGATTTCTCTCCTGTTATGATGATGTAGTAACCCCGATAAAGAACTTTCTTACACACTTTCAGCGTATAAGTTTGGCTGGTTCGGTCGAGGTAAGCCATAGTCACCCATAGCGTCCTACCTTCAAACGTATGGTATATGTAGCGGTGATGTTGCAATCGCCGGATAATGTCGCGGCATTGCGAGCGTCTTAAGGCCGCTGGACGGGTGTTAGGCATCGGGTCAATAGGTTGAACCATATTGCGCCCGTCACCCTCCCAAAAACGATCCGTTGTCATGAGTTCTCTCCCCTCAGATCAGATAGCTGATAGCGAATTGACCGTGTTCGTTTGTCTTGAGATAGCCTTTTTGCTCAAGCGCTTTTACTGCTCGCTTAGACGCCCGGCAACGCTCGTTTATAGAGTGCCATCCGGGGTAACGCTCCGCGAAAGCTAACAGCCTGCATTGGTTACGCCCCCCTGGCGACCATAGGCTTAGCCGCGCCATAGTAGATTGTGAGTTTAGTCATGGTGCATCCTTTCTTGGTGTTAGCGATAGCGATAGTAGCGCAAGCCGTCATCAGGCGCGACGATGTAGCGCTTATAGGTGCCGTCATTCCGCCGCATAACGCGCAAGGGAAAATCCCTATAGTGCGTTGCGCCATAGCCGAATTTAATTTCACCGGCTGTTGGTCGCCTGTGTAGCGTGATGCACTTTTCATCGCCTACAGCTACAAAGTCTATAGGGTCAAGCCTCACGCTTGATGCTTTTCGATCCGTTTTGCCCATGGTTTCCCTCCGGTTGTTAGGCTCATCAGTGACGGCATAACCGCCAGACGCCGCGCCAAAACAGGCGCAGCGTTTCGCCTTAGTAATCCTGCAAACGCTCACGCTCATATCGAATATCAATCTTGGCCTTGCGAAGCTTTTGCGCGATTTCCTGGCAATCCAGGTAAGTCTGCAACGCCTTGCGGCTATCGGTATCGTAACCCAGGTTGCTACACCAATCGGAAAAGCCCTCACCCTCGGCGCTTGCGTCATTAATCAGTGCGTGTAACACGTCATCACATTTGGGCGGGTCTTTTAACGCTGAGCCGGTATAATATTCAAACTCAACCCCATTCAGCCCGCAAATCCACTTATGAGCAGTTTCTTTCCAGTCATCAGATTTAGCTGTTAACGGCGCGCGGGCTAAACTCACGGCAAAAACGCTGTCTTTTGGCACGTATGCGTAAAGGGTCTTTGTGTCGTGTCCCCAAACGCCTTTAGCGATAAGATATTCCCCGGATTTTATGGCGTATCCGCTGGCCGCCCCCGCGTCCGGCACGTAAACCAGTTCAACGCCTTTTTCAATAGTTATGGTCGTCCCGCCGATATCGGCAGTTGTTGGCTTGCTGGTCTCATAGTATGCTTTCATGGTTGTGCATCCTTCTGTTAGCCTCTTCAGTATGGGCACCACACCCATAGACGCCGCGCCTTAGCGTGGCGTTTCGGCTTGTTAGTTAATCGTCAATGTGAAAAATACGATTTTCTGGTTTACATAGCTCAAGCGTTGCACCGTGCTGCATCTCATAAAATATCTTTCCGCCTGATTTAACTTTACGGAATAATGAGACGCATCCCAGCCCTACTAAAACCCTACTTTCTTTAGCGGTGGGCAACGCAAGGCCGTGCGGTTTTAATATCGCTTCGCATTGGTCTTTTGTGTAAAGGCTAATCTGCTGCATAACTTACCCTTTCATGGTGTAGCGTATAGGCAGAACAGGCAAAAGCCTATCAGGCCAAGCATTGCGATATATTCGGCAATCGCGCGCCGCGTCTTACGCCGCATTGCCATAGGCGTATTGGATATTCTTACCGGCAGCGAGCGCCGTAAAGAGGTTTTTCAACTCGGCGATTTGCTCTTGAAAGACCTCTTCCTTGTATTCCAAATCGCTATCGCTCTCGACACCCCACAAGCCAGCGCTCTCAATCTCATACAGAGTTGATTGGCCTGCGCTGTCTGTTATCTGGATACTGGCCACGGCGCGGATACCAATAAATCCCCATTCGCCATTGTGCCAAGCGTCAAGGCGGGCTTGGTCTTCGGATTTGTAATCAGGGTCTTGGAAGAGGTAATCTTCTGGGTCAGGCGTTTCATCCTCAATCCCTCTATAGTTGAACGTGATATAAACGCCTTCGCTTGTGCTAGGCGTATGAATATGGCGGTATTGGTCGTTAGACATAGTTTGCATCCTTTCTAGTGTTGTTTCGTAGGCCTAAGCTAATACGTCTTACGCATACTTGCAAGGGGTATTGTTAGGCGGTATGTAATTTATTCGCACATACCGCCTAACTGTTACTTTCTTGCTACACCCTTAATGCCGTCGATATAGACGCTATCAAGGTTAGGCATACCGTTTTTCACAAGCTTTTCAGTGTATAGCGCATAATTCAGCGCTAAACTACAGGCCAGCAACGCAAGCATAAAGCCCGCTGCAAAGCCATTCCTCCGGTCATTTTCCATTTGGCCAATCCTTTACCCATTCTTGAAGTTGCGAATCAGCCTTGACGCATAGCCAGCTCATAGGCGCGGCAATCAAGACCCACAGTAAAAGCGTTATCGCTACACCATCTTTACCCATGAGTTAGCGCCCAGCCGATAACAGCCAAGCATGGCCAGACGATAGTCATTAGAACGTCGAGGATTAAAAGCCGCATAACACATACTCCCTTGATACGTTACCGCCATATAGCGGCGGAATACGTTCTAGCGTATGTTTGTTAAATAAGTTCTAATGCGTCAAACTTTTTGAACGTCAAAGGTCTTCCCTTCAATCCGTCCTGCTTACGCGATAGGCAGTGATATTTAATCGTCGTGCCAAGCCTCACAATATAGCCTTCGCGGTCATATTCCTGTCCCGCAAAGCGCAATCTCACCCGCCGCCCTTCCAGGCTTATTAGGCCCCTGTCTAGCAAACTCACAAACTCATAGCCAGACCATGCGCTAAATATCTCGCAATCCCATACTATCACGCGCATTTTACGGTAAAGCGCTTCCAGGCCATATTCAGCAAAATCGATCGCTGGGCTAGGCATTCCTAACCCCCGCAACTCACCCCCTAGCGCTGCTGCTTTTTGGTACACATAACCATAGCCTATCTGCCTTTGACGCTTTTGCTTGCCGCGCGTGATTATGTAAGCTTGCAAACTGTCATCAAGCTTGACGATATCACGCATCGCCGCTGCGGCGGTATCTTGTGGAGTGAATGGCATGACGCGCATGTTAGCAATGGCCAATCATTGCCGCAATGGTGATTTTTGGCTTTGTTTTAATTATGGGTTAAAGGGTGCTCGGTCTATTATAGAGGGGTGGAACCCTCTATAATAACCTGCGCCATTACCCGTCATTAAGTATTTTTCTGGACGGTTTAGGCTTTACAAAGTGTAAAGCAAGCTTAGACGTTTTGTAAGGCTTGGCCTTGATGGTGATTTGGGCAGCGTTAGGCATTTTGTAAGGTGAGCAGGATTGGCCTGGGTGTGCTAGTTGGACTGGATGGGCTAGTTATTCGCTTCCTTAAAACGTGATGACATATTGTCTAATATGCGCGTAATGCACGTCAATTCCACTAAGTCATTGATATCATTGCATAATCATTAGCACAATGTCGCATAAGACGTATTATGTTAAATGTTAATATGAGCAATATCAATGGGTTAGCGCC